ATAATTGCACTAATTATATTCATTGCTACAAACTTTTGTGTAAAGCCTATTTCAAACCAATAATTTAAAACATTAATACTCCAAGAGATTACACCAAAAAACAATGCTGTATTTTTTCTACCATACATTGTAAACAAATATATACTTGCTTCTAAACTCACCGCAAACACAAAACTCATTATTAATGAATAAGTTCCAGGAGTTGACAAGATATAAAATACATGAGCAGCGTGATTTATCTGTGTTAACAAAGCACAGATAATTGTTATTCTAATTAGTTTTCTTTTATTCATGATATTAGTTATTATATTCGTAGTCTAATATTTGTCCAACAAGATCTGATCTATGGTTCTCTTTTAACTTAATCCATTTAATACCATCAATCTTCTTAGAGAGATCAATAGCAAAACTAAGTCCATTATAGCTGTCCTTTATGTCCTTTTGTTCATTGTCTCCGTTAACAATAATCTTACCTGTTTTCCCAAGTCTAGTTAAAATAGCAAGCATCTCAGCCTTTGTAAGATTTTGTGCTTCTTCCACTACAAGAATATCATCAATAGTTTTTCCTCGAATGAATTGTACAGGATACGCTACAATGCGTTCATCTTTCACCATTGTTTGTATCTTAATCTTGTCAGCACACTTAACCAAGTTCTCTTGGAATGCTTCTAAGTAAGGATTAAACTTATCATCTAAGGAACCAGGTAAATAACCTAATGAATTACCGACCTCGATAGTAGCACGAGTGATGAAGATGTGATTACATTGTTTCTTATTCAAGAAGTCTAATGCAGCTAATGCACAAACTAAACTCTTTCCTGAATTATGAGTTACCGTAAAATCTTCTAATAAAAATAAATTATTTCCATCTAATTCAAATCCGTAATAGTCATCAATTGTATCTTTTTCAACAGTTATACTTGTATGTTTTCTATTTTTAAAATCAGAAATAACTTCATTTTTTTTTCTTTCTATTTTACAAGGTATAATATCTTCTGGCATAATAGAAATCCTGTATACTAAACAGGAATAAATTGAGCCATCCTTTCTTTTCATTTTAGCTTCTTTAGTTCTAATATTTGTTTTATAACCTAAAGACCTAGATAAAAAAACAACGTCTTCTGATAACTTTTTATCTTTTAATGTTATTTCGTAATATTTACCTGCTTTTACATAATAGCCATCTGAATCTAATAGACCAGCCAATAATTCTAACCTATTTTGTTTTGAATTTATTAAATATTTTTTAGGTATAAATTTTTCTGATATTTTACTTACATCAGTAACATCAAATAAAGATTTAACTTCATTATTCATTTCAAGATTAACTGGAAGGCTCCATAAATATTTATTGGGGCATTTTCTGGCATTTTTATCTAATAAATAATTTATAACCTCAAAGTCACAAGTAGTTACTTGTCTTATATTTGCTTTTGAGCCATCTCCTAACCATAAACCAAAATAATAAGGTTCTATAATTAAAGGTTGTTCCAAGTATTCCAATCTATCAGATACATATCCTTTAAATTTTTTATTTTTCCCATCTTTTACACTACTACAAAGTTTAATATAATCAGCTACACTTATGTTTTCTATTATTTCTTCTTTTTTATGTATAGGAGGTGCATCGTAATTAAATCTTCTAATTCCATCTCCTGTTATTCTAGGATAAATAGCAGATTTAACTTTTTTTAAGGATAGTATATGTGATTCATTAACTCTGTAATCCATGCCTTTACTTTGCCTAATCCAATACATTTGTTCTTGTCCTCTTTTAAGACTTAAAACAGTTCTTGGATTAGAGTCAGTACCCATCAATAAGTCACCAACTTGAATATCTTCTACTTGTTTAAAATCAGAATCATACATCATCACTTTAGTGCCTTTTGATAAACAACCTGCTCTACCTGTTACAATAACAATCTGATTTTCTATAATTAATTTTCTAGCATCTTTCTGCTCCTCGTTGAGAATAACATTATATTTAATCTCTTGCTTGCGTTCACGATTAGGTTCTTTCATACTTTAGTTTTAATGATTCTCGTCTTTTATTAACTTCTTCATATTTATATATATCATTCTCTACAGAAGTATGTTCATCAAGTGTCAAAATTATAATATTTTCTTCATCTAGACAAGCTTCTGGATATTTTTCTTTTGGTAATATGTGATGAAAGTAAGTTGTCATTGGTTCACTTCCTAAGTAAGATCCACTCACTTCAGAATAATGTTTGCGTTTTTTCCAAATTTCTAAGAAGAAGTTTCTCATTGTTTCTATCTTAATTTTCTGCACAAACATGTCACGCTTAGCTGTTATAAGTCCACCAGGTTTAGGAGTGATGGGTTTACGCTTGATGTGATTCAAACATAAACCTTTACTCCATATAGGCTTATTACATTTTTCTACAGAACATAATTTTACCATCTTGTTTTTCTATTAATAGATTAAGATAAGTTTGAGCCTTCTTTAAATCTTCTAGTCCATTCTTACGCTTCCATCTCAGTAAATACTTTAATACATTACCTTCTAAAAAATCTAACCCATACTCGTTAGCTATATCAATTACATCAAATGCGTATCCTTTGTAATGATCTGGATGTACAGGTCTTTCCATCTGACCTATTTCATCCATTTCTAGTCTATCTTTTAATGTATTACCTTGTAATCTTTCCTCAATTTCCTGTTGATCCATTTGTTTCTATTTATATTAATTAAAAAAGAAGATAGAAGTTACAGTAGCACTCCTGTAACTTCCTCCCCCCTTATAAAATAAACACTTGACTAACCATAAGAAGTCATGACTTTCCTGTAGATCCTTCGTTTAAGCATAGTTTAAGTTGTAACAAATAACATCACCTGTATAATAGGCTGTTTGGACTTTACATACTTAATAGCCTGGTTAGACTTCTCTCCTGATGTGTTTTAAGACCAGGTAGTTTTTTTCCATCTACATCCACATTTTAATATCTTAATTTCCTGTACTTCCGAATCCACCATCTCCTCTTTCTGTTTCTGATAGTTCATCTACTTGTTTGTATTCAATTAGTGGTATAGTTTATTTTGTACTTCATCTAATATAACTTCTGTAGCTACAAGATCTGCACCTGCATCACCTGGTTTACCAAACCTAGGTGTAATAGCATTACTAACTAATTTTTTAAATTGAATTTTCATTTTCTATTTCGTTTATTTCGTTTACAACTTCATTAATGTTATCTAAAATATCATGTCGAATCTTATCAAAGAATTCATCATTATCTTTTAGCAATGTTACAAAATCATTATAATCATACTTAGTATCATTATAAGTTACTGTCTTACCATACTTACGTAGTATCTCACATGAACTACCAAGGCTTATGAGCTCACCAATACGATCAATACCTTCACCAAATACAATTTCAAAATCAATTGCCTTAAAAGGAGGAGCCATCTTGTTCTTGATAGTCTTGATCTTAGTGACATTACCGTAAGCTTCTGTACCTTCTTTAGCAAGAGTCTTACTAACTTCTATACGTACGTCTGCATAGAACTTTAGGGCGTGACCACCTTGAGTTGTTCTAGGATCACCAAACATCATACCAATCTTCTCACGATACTGACTTACAACAACAACACATGTGTTGTTTCTAGATAGAGCACCTTTTAACTTAGGATATGAATCACTGTTAAGTTTAGCTTTTCTACCAATAGAACTATCACCAATATCACCATCTAACACCTTCTTAGGAATCAATGAACTGTCTGAGTCAATGATAACAAGACCAACTTCTCCAGTCTCTATCATATCAAGAGCAATCTGAAAACCCTCCTCACCGTGTGATGGCTGAGCAATTAACATCTTAGAGATATCTACACCTAAAGCACTGAAATAGTTAGGATCAACAGCATGCTCGCCATCTATGTATAACACCTTATCACCATTCTTTTGACAATTGGCTGCAGCGTGTCCACAGATGGTAGATTTACCTGAACCTTCCCAACCTACAATTTCATAAAGTTTCCCTTTAACAAAACCTCCTACACCTAGAGCGATGTGATCAAATGCAATTGATCCTGTAGAAATAAGATCATATTCATTGTGGTTTTTATCTCCTAAAGATAGAATAGTACCCTCTCCATATTTTTTATTGAGCGCATCTAACGCTTCCTGGAATTTGGATTTTCCAGTGTTAACCTCTTGCTTTTTTGCCATTTGATTGATTTTTTATTGTTATATAAAGATACAAAATATTCATTAAAAATAAAATAGCCCAAGTGTAAAACACCT